AGAACCTATTTACTTAACAGATGACGATGCTAGTTTTTTATTTTGGCAACAAATGATAATGGGTGACACCTCAGACAATATTAAAGGCTTAAACCGTTGGGGCAAAGTAAAGTCTGAGAAGCTACTAAAGGCTAGTTCTTGCTATTGGTTTACAGTCGCTCGTAAGTACATAGAATTAAATCAAAAAGAAGATTGGAAAATTAACTATTCGCTCTTAAAACTAGGGAGCATTAACAATTAAATAAATAAACATTATGAGTCAAATACAAGGAAAGATTAAAGTAAAAGGAGAAACCAAAGAGTTTGGAAGTAACGGATTTACAAAAAGAGAAATAGTAGTAACGGTACAAGATAAATACCCTCAGCATATTTTAATTGAATTAATTAAAGATAAATGCTCGATTATAGATCAATACAATATTGAAGATGAAATAGAAGTTTCATACAATCTTTTAGGCAGAGAATGGATTAACCCACAAGGCGAAACAAAGTATTTTAATAGTCTACAAGGCTGGAAAATAGAAGGCGTAACACAAGCAAAACAAGAGGATAACTTCCCAGACGATGAGGTCGAAATGCCTTGGGATAAAAAATAAAACTATGAAAACTAAAGCAAGCAATAAAGCAAATAAATTACAAGAGCTTACTGGTAAGAAAGTAAGCGATAAGCAAAGGATATTAGACTATCTAAGAGACTATAAAAGGATAAGTATTTTTAGTTGTATTAATGCTTTAGGGATGCTTCATCAAACAGCATCAGCTAGACTTTCAGACTTACATGACGATGGTATTATAACACAAAGAGAAGGGGAAACTCATTCTTATTATATTCTATCACAGAACCCAGAGAAAGTAAAAGAACAAAGGGAAAGAATTAAGATAGATGGGCTTATCAAAAAACTTGAATCTTATGGTTATGTAGTCAGTAAAAAGTAGTATATTAGCAGTTCAGTTGCAGCCTATCAAGTTCAGCAACTTAAAAAAATAGTAAAACCGTTTTGGATCTCCTGAGTTGATAGGCAGGGATTTAAAGCGGTTTTTTTATACAATAAACTTTATGGATTTTAAAAGAACAAAAGCAGAATTAAAAGTAAGAAAAGCAGCGCCAGACTTATTAAAGGCTTTGGAGGATATTATTAACCAATTAGAAAACGAACATTGTTCTGAATTTATGGATGAGTTTGCTGACAAGGGCAAAGAAGCAATAGACAAAGCATTAAACTAATGGGAAAGCTAAGAATTAAAACAGAGTTTGCACAGACACCTAACAAGCTTCTTAAAAATAAAGAAGTAAGTCTAAAGGCAAAAGGACTATACGCATTTATACAGTCTAAGAGCAACGGTTGGGAGTTTTCAGCAGTAAGAATAGCCTTTGAACTTAAAGAAGGCTTACAGGCTATTAATAGCACCTTACAAGAGCTAGAAGAAAGCAATTACTTAGAGCGTCATAAGTACCAAAATAAAAAAGGTCATTGGAAAATAGACTACGAATTACATATTGAGCCTTATATGAAAACCCTATGTACGGAAACCCGTATACAGGAAAACCCTTCATCGGATAATCCTGTAATAGGAAAACACCTAAACAAAGAAAGAAAGAATTTAGAAAGAAAGAATATACTAAATAAAGATAAAGAAACAATAAAAGGGATTTATGAGTTTTTTAATCTTGAGAGAAAAGATTTACCAGAAGCCATAAAATTAAATGACTCAAGAAAAAAGCTAATTAAAAACCGATTAGAAGAGTACGATGAAGACACGATAAAGAAAGTAATTTTAAAAGCTCGTAACAATAACTTTCTTAGTGGAAAAGAAACAAACTTTAAAGCGAACTTTGATTGGATATTTAACAAAACAAACTTTTTAAAAATCTTGGAAGGAAACTACGAGAATGAAAAGACTAACTTTGGTAAAGATAAGCCAGCCTTTAAACTTAATACTAACAGACCAACTTAAGAACTATGGTAAAGAAAATAGAAATATATAAAAGATTTTTTACCATAAGCGTTGCAGCATTTGAAATGCAACACACATTATCAAAAGCATTTGGATATAAAGGAGATAAAAGTTATATGCACACATTGCATTTAGAAGCGCAAGAAGAAATAAATCAAAAAAAACCAGACCTTGAAAAAATAGATAATCTTATAATGGCTATGGAAGAAAACGCAGGCAAAAACTAAAACTATGAACGACAAAGAAATAGGTAATCACAAGTACAACTCAATCATTAACAAATCAGAGTTAACAGACACAGAGAAGCGACAAATAAAGAAGTATGAAAGTGATCGAGGACTAAGCAAGGAACAAAAAGCAAAGGTCGCTGAATACTTTGAAAGCATTCAAGACAAGAAAACAGAATTACCAGAGTATGCAGATGCAGGTTTATTTAGTCTTTATAATACTTTTTTAAAATTTTACAAATTAGAAAACAACAAAGAGTTTAATCCAGATGCAAATAATGAAGAGTCAAGAACGTTTGTTTATACCTTGTTATCTTACTTATTTAAGAATAAAAAGTTTTACGATTCGCCAATACTAAACCAAACAATATCAAAGCCAGATTTAAAAAAAGGCTTGCTTGTTGTTGGCGGTACAGGATGCGGTAAGACTTCTACTTTTAAGGCAATACATAGTATGTTATTTACAGGCTGTACAACGCCAGTTAAATTTATACTGGATATAAAGGGCAACTTGCAACCAATAACCCGCTACAAGCCTTTATTTGGCTTCTCAACGTGTAATGACGTAGTATCTGAATACGAGGGATTAAACACAGCAGAAGAAAAAACAAACTTTTGGAAGAAATACACAAAGGGTACAAGATACTTTGACGACCTAACAACGGAAAGAGAAGCAAGCAATTACGGGAAGGTAAACTTATTCCAAGAAATGTTTGAGAAGCGATCGATAGATTTGCCAAAGACTATTGCAACAATGAACTATCACGATCAAAGCGGAAGCCTTAAACAAACTTTAGACTACCTTGGAGAGAAGTACGGCTTTAGGGTACACGATAGACTATTTCAAATGTTTAACATAATCGAGTTAAAAGGAACTTCTTTAAGAAAATAGAAACTATGGAAGACAAAAACAAAATAAATCATTGCAAAGCTTGCGGAATTGAAACAGAAGATAAAGCAGAACATTGCGAAGTATGCGAATGTAAAGGTAATGAAGCTTATAAGGAATAATAACTTTTATAACGACTCGTGTAAGATTTCGTTTTTGCCTTTTCGGCAAATATGAATTTTGCATATTGTTACCCTTAGTACGGGTTATTAAAACTGAATATTAATTAAAAACAATAATAAAATGAAACAGTATCAAAAAATACAAACGGCTTATTTTAGAGACCCTGAAAATAACCACAAAACATTACTTGAAGGAACTTGGGCAAAGCCTGAATTTGAGTTATTAAAAGACATTGATTGGATATGTACCGAAAAAATAGACGGTACAAATATTCGTATAATGTGGGATGGTGAAAATGTAAGGTTTGGGGGCAAAACAGATAATGCACAAATACCAACAATATTAATTGCATCATTACAAGATACTTTTACGAATGATAAAATGAAAACTTGCTTCCCTGATTCTGATAATGTTTGCTTGTATGGTGAGGGTTACGGTAAGAAAATACAAAAAGGTGGCAACTACTTACCTGATAGAGCAGATTTTATATTGTTTGATGTAAAAGTAGGTGACTGGTGGTTGAATAGAGATGCAAACGAAGATGTTGCAAATAAACTAGAAATAGGGGTTGTGCCTATTATGGGTATTTGGAAACTTGAAGAAGCGATTGAGTTTGTAAAGAAAGGTTTTAAATCTACAATAGCAGAAAATAAAGAGTACATAGCCGAAGGACTTATTATGAAGCCTGTAACGGAACTATTTAATAGAAAAGGTGAAAGGGTTATATCTAAAATTAAGTATAAAGACTTTACACGCTAGTATTAAGGGTAACACCCGTATAAAAACACGTTTTAATGTTTTTTATACAATGTTATAAAAATAATTTGTCCAGTTTATTACTATAAAAACTGGACATTAAATAAGTAATAATGAAAAAAAAGCAAACAAAAAAGCAAAGTATTATTGAGGCGGTAGCAGGAACTATAATAGGCTTACTAACTTCTTTTTTAATTCAGATATTCTTATATCCGATATTAGAAATACCAGTTAGCATAGGACAAAACATTACTATAACATTTGTATTCTTTATAGTTAGTTTATTAAGAGGTTATTTAGTTCGTAGATTATTCAACAAAATATTTTAAAATGAAGCAAAAGATATGCAAAGGTAACTACAGAGTAGAACACTACAAAGGATGTGGAGAGCCTAAGTATATCTTTCGTTATGGTTTATGCCAGAAATGTTTTATAAGCTGGACTCAAAACACAGAAGCAGGAGGCGAGTACATACGTAAGGTAACAATACCACAAGCAAAAAAAGAAGTAAGAATTAAAGAACAAAAGCAAACTAAGGAAAAAAAGATTGAATTGCTATCCAAAGATGCTTACCGAAAACAATATCTACAACCAGTAGTTAACGAGATAGTCAGAATAATAGACAAAGGAGAAGATTGTATAGCCAATGTGGATGCCTTTGCAGGGGATGCAGGTCATTTTATTTCATCAGGTTCTAATCGACAAACC